TGCGGGCAAGTGCTGCCCCACCCTCTGCGCCAAATTGGCCTTCTGGTAACTCATACGTGCCCGGCGTGTCCACACTAATTCCCCAACTACCACGTGCGCGACCAGTATCGACAGGCGTTTTCTCGATGAGGCCATTGTGAACCTTGAGCGTCGTTAATCGCGCTCCTTGCTGCACGGTGATATTGAGCGCCCGACTCAACTCCTTCAGGTCTGCGGTGAATTCGAGGACCGTCCCTTCCGCCATTACGGTCTCCTCACTTGCAGTGAATAGGTCGCCGTCGCGGGGTCCGTACTCACTCGCTTAATCGTCCATAGATCGTTATTGCCGAAATCGAGCAGGTCATCCTCAATGGGCACGAGGCCATTGAGGTCTAGCATCGGGACAAGATAGAGCCGATCCTGCGCCAGCACGTTCACGTTATCAATCTTCTCGTGGCTGTAGGTCTCACGTAGTGCGCGAAACGAGACTGCCGCCGCATAGCCCCCGGTCCCCTGGCCCTGGGCATCGTAGGCGAGTTTACAGAGTGTGCAGGCTTCAGGAATGGTACCCGCAATGCGAAAGGCCGTGATCGCGCCGCGTTGAAAGATGCCAGGATTCAAAGCCACTGTGTACCCTCCTTCGGGGTATAGTGTCACCATGCATTATAGGACACGCGCACCGTGGCCGGGCCACTCAACAGAATCGCGCAGAGCTGCCCGCGCCAGTGTTCTTCGGCTACGGGATAAATGTAGGTCTCGCCGGGATACGCGCAGTAGCCCGCTGCATCAGGATTGGTGAGGCCAGTGGCGCAACTTGCCGTGCGGTCCACATAATTGAAACAGACCGGCACCGCGGCATTGGCCTGCGTCCGTACCCGGATGGCGGTCCGAATCGCATCGGGGCCGACCCGCACCCCTGCGGACGTTGAGGTGACATCAACAAATCCGCCTGTGGCCCCGCTATCCACGTCCACTACGTCACCAGCAGCGACCAGCGGCAAGAACAATAAGAGAGCAAACAATGCAATAGTTTTCACGTGTACCCTTCTTGTGGTCATGCGCGCATCAGTTTCATCATGCCCATGCCGCCACTACTGACACTGGAGCTAATCGAGCCATAGGGTTCAACCATCGTCAGAACACTATTCGGTAACACCTGTTGGGTACTGTTCTCGTCTTTCGTGAGCGACAACGAACCGACGGTAATTTGTTTGTATTCCAACATGTCGGGATCTGCGGTCCGATCTTCCACTGCTAACTGCCGCGCCAACTCTGCGGTCGCGTTCTTGAGCCACACCGGAATAATCGTCGGGTCGATATAATAGGGCGGATCGATTTCCGGCACGCCCGTGCGCGGCCAGCGGAGCGCTTGCTCCCGTGTGGTCTTGGTCCCAAGCCATGCGACTTCTTCATCCAGCACCCGCGTCGCGTGGACCAGCGCCACATCTTTCTGCTCGTCCGGCAGATTGTTCCACGTCTCGGGCCAGAGATGCGCGGCGTGATACGCATCTCCCTCTGCACGAGTGGCGTAGGAATTGCTCGTCGCTCCGCCCGGTGTAGCATCGAGTACAACAGCCATACATCACATTATGTTAGCGACCGTAACAGATCCACTGGACATTTTTACTGAACGTGGTCGCCGCAATCGGCGTGGTGTCGCTCGCGCTCGTCGCTTTCCAGGTCTTGATCGTAATCTTGCCCGGATTGGCGATTTGATCGGGAATATCCACCGTGACGTTCGAGACCGCAAGAATCGGGTCACTTTGCAGTGTGGCGGTGGCATACGTCACTTCGCGCAGTCCCGTGGTGACCGAATCACTCGCTGCCACGGTCGTATGCCGCCCGCTGGCCATCGCGCCAATATCACTGGTTTTGAGTACAAAGCTCATGATTTGCTCTCCTTAGGCCCCTCCGTCGGGGGCTCGCTATTTCTTCGCGGGCGCCGCTGCCGGTTCTTTCTCGCCAGGACTCTTGTCAGGAGCCGCCGCACTCGACGGTGCCTTCGGTGGCGCTGCAGCTTCTTGTGGCCTCCCTTGGGCCATGGGCTTGTCCTTGTCTTCCCACAAGGTATGTTCCTCGGGGTTGTAATCCGCCTGATTGAGAATCAGTTTCTCGTCTGGATTATCCGGGTTGACAATTTCTACTGTTGGTACTGCTTCGGACATTGTTATTCTCCTCAAGTTTCTGAACGAACGGCGAGATTGGGATCGAGCGTCTTGACGCCGTAGAGCACGTCGAGCGCCATGAAGAGTTTCGAGTTGTTGCCATCGTAGAAGCGCCGGGCTCGGACCGAGAGACCAGTCACGGGATCACTTGCGGTGAAGGCTTCGGCGCCGGGGAGATCCATCGGCAATTGCGCCATCGCTAAAGCAAAGGCGTTGCGATGGAACATGAGGCTCACGTTGTGCGCGGCATCATTGGCGGCGGTTGTGAGCGTAATCACCGAGCTGTTGGCGTAGGCTTGCACGGTCGGCGGGGTAAAACTGAGCGTACCAGCACCGCCACTCAAGGTCACGTCTGCCGTCACGGCGTATTTCTGCGTGTTCCCGGCAATGCTGAAGCTATCCCCCGCTTTGATCGTTTCTGATCCAGTAAAGCCACTCACCACGACCGAGGTGGCACCTTTGGCGAGACCTGCCGCGACGTTGACCGCGCCCGCTTTATCGCCGGCCGCTTGCGAGGCCGTGCCTGGGGTGTAGGACAACACGTTCTGATTAGCGAAGATTTCCACCCCATAGCGCATGCCGAGCGAGCCCCGCAGTAATGCTCCTTCGGTGGCGGTAGGCGCAGTCCCGACGAGCACGGTGGAGGCATTGAGAAAGCCCGCTTCCAAGGTGCTGTCGATCATGTAGTGCCACATACCATCCATCGGCACCTGATTGTCGAACATCACTTTGCGCGCCGCCGTAATCACAGTGTGATCCGTGGCCGAGCCATAGTCAGACACCCAGGGGATATCCCGAGAGAGCGCGACGAGAGATTGGTCGATGGTATCGGCAGTCGCATACGAGGCGGGGTCAATATGCTCGGCAATAATCCGCTCGTTCGTGAAGGCCCGCTCCTTATCCGTCAACTCAAACTTCACCTCTTTCCACTGATTCAGGACAATGTTCACAACTTGTGTATCGAGGTTCTGCGAGCTCGATGGGGCATCTAAGGCCACGAACGTCGAGGGTTTGCGAATCGTGATCGTCTCGCCCATGCCAAAGCTGTTGCGTTCGGCCTCGAAACCGCGATGTACGCGGGAAGCCATGCCGAGATTTTTTCGTAAATGGATTAAGAATTCTTGCGCGTAGAAGATGGGAGAATACGCGCCGAGGGTGTTGGCCATTGTGTCCTCTGTCGTGCTCCCTTCAGAAGAGAGCCGGTGTTCTGGTCCACCTGCCCGACAGGAGGACAACATTCTGTTGTCATGCAGCCGCCCAACAGCTGCGCGGAAGAAAAGGTCCGCGCCCTACACGTCCAACGCGCCGGGAGCGGGAAAGTGACGGGGGAGGTTATTCCGTCACTTGCACTTGATTCATGGGAATGCCGCGTTTGGCGGCTTCCTCTTTCACTGCCTGATACTTATTCACATCGCGCAGGTCATTGCGAGAGATACTCAGCACACCCTGGCCCCGCCCGGTGTTGCCATGACTCCCGTTCCCATTGCTGCTTTTCAGTAACAACGGGTTGGTTGAGATCAATTCTTGCAAATACTCATTCATCGTCGCCGGGTTGCGCCCGTCTTTGCCGTAGCGCACCGAGCCGTTGTCTTTCCATACCGCTTTGCCTTCCTCATCCAACGCCCATACCTTCTCCGCCGCCAACTCAAGGAAGGGAATCATGCCCGCCTCAATGCCAAGCTCTGTCGCGTTCTTCCGCAAGTCACTGGTGATGAGCGTCATCTGCAATTTCTGCTCAAGGGCCTTGATCCGCTCCTTGTCTGCATCCCACGAACTCGTCATCTTGCTGACTTGCGCCTCGTGATCGCGTTTCATCGATTCCGTGCGCTTGGTAAACAGTTCTTCGAACTTGCCTTCGTCCATCAAGGATTTATTCTCAAGTTCTTCGAGTTTCTTGAGCGCGTCACGGGCTTTCTGCGGGTCGAGATCCCCGAGGGAGGCCTTCAGCGCCTTGAGCTCTTCTTGTGAGGCTTTATGCTGCTTGAGGAGCCGCTCGTTATTGGCTTTCAAGCCCGTCGTCTCTTCAAACTCGAATTCGTCAAGAGTCCAACTCTTGCCGTCTTCGGCTTGCGTGTACTTGTCACGATAGGCTTCGGGTACATCGTCCAACGAGGTGACCCGAGTCTTGAGCTTCATGCTGCGCCCCCACAAAAAAGAATCTGCTGATTATAAAAAACCAAAATGAAAAAAAGTCAAGCAACCCCTATTTGCGACGGCGGGCGAGCGCGAAGCCGATGGCCAGAGCTTGCTTCCGACTCCGCACTTTTGGCCCGCGTTTGGAGCCGCTGTGGAGTTTTCCGGCGTGGAACTCGCGCATGACCGCGGCGACCTTCTTTTGGGTCTTGGTCTTTTTTTTCATGGCTGGCCCCCGAATTGCGCCCGCAGTTGTTTTAACGTGAGCGGATTGCCACGAAAGTCGAGCAGCGTAGAAAGATCGCGCACCAGTCCGCGTCTGAAGAGTTCCGCTTTTCCCTTGCCGAGTTGCTTGTTCTGAAAATCGACTCCCTTGCGTTCCAGGAAGCGTTCAAACGGTTCATCGATGCTGATTTGTCCATCCATGCTTGCCTGAGTCCTTCGCCGGGCACTTGCGATGCGTTCCTCACTCCAGCCCATTCCCCGGAGCTTCTCTCGAAACAGTTGATCTACTGTCTTATCATCTGCTTGTGGTAGCGTTCTTCCGGCAATCTCACCGAAGGCTTTCAGCTCGGGGAGCAATTGGCTCCGCTCATTCCAATGACGGGGGAACGGAAGCATCGGCAATTGATGGCCTATCGGGGTGCCATCAAGCAACCAGCGCTTCCCCGAATAGGCTAAACAGATAATTGTTGTGCGTGAGTCCATGACCGAAAGCTGACGGTATCCCTTCACAAGATCGCCATTCGCTTGTATTGTCTCCATCCGTGCAGCCGTAGAAACCGCACTAATACTTGACCTCACTAATGCTTCCGCTTGCGCTCGGGAAAGGGATAACAGCCCATCCGAGTAATTAAGGGCGGCTGATCCACGTATCGTTCTGGCAATTTCTGCCGTAGGTGTCCCCCGCAACAATCCTTGTTTCACTTCGGTAGCGAACCTCTGTTGTAAATCCTTCGCCTGACGTGACCACCATGCGGCGCTCGGCGAACCATCGATCACCGCGTTGCCCGCAATCGCCTTCACTTGCTGTGAGGTCCATTGCACGGAAGCCAAATTCAAATAGATACCAACCGGCTCAGAGATCGCCCCATTGAGCGCACGCACGGTCCACGAGCCTTCTAACGCCGCAACCTCTTCCATCTTCGCCTGTTGAGTATCACGAATTGTTCTATAGTGGGTGCGGATAATCTGCTGCGCTTGCGTGAGCAACCGCTGATACCGATCTTTGCGAAAGGCGGTCACATGTGCGCGCTCCAAGAGCGTGATGAGATCATTCTCTAATTTGCGTAATTGCCGGAGCACTTCCTGCTCTTCGTGAGCGGAGAGCCGCGCCAAAGTCACACTATGTGACAGCGTGCGGTCGGCAAGTTCCGCATTGGCCGTCGCCACTACGCCCGCCCTCCCGGCGTCATGAATTTCATCAGATCCCCCAACGACACCTCGGGCTTGTTCCCATGCAGTTTCGATTCATAAAAAATGAGCGTGCCCATCATCTCAGCAAAGTGCAGGCATTCG